TTATAGAGCTATTACAGATGAAATGACAAGAGAAGAGTTTGTAAATAATTACTTAACTGCTAATAGAAGTTATTACAAAGACTATAAAAATTTACATACACTAACAGAAGCTGCTCAAAATTTAGATTTAAATATTTTAAAAATTTTAAAAGACAATGGAGTTTCTAAAAGAGATAGAATTTCATTTACAGGAGCTAACAGATATTTTACTCCTTTACAATTAACTGAACAAATGAAACAAGAAATAATAAAATCTCCATCATTAAGACCAGAATATTTTAACATATTAATAGATATAAATGAACTATCTAGAAATTTAAATCAATTACCAGTTCTAGTAGACCCAGTTAATAAACAAGAAATAGAAATTCCTGTGTCTGATGAAATAGATGAAATATTTAAAAATTTAAGAATTCCTAAATCTACAGGAGGACTTATAGAAGGAGAAGATGTTCCTTTTACTAAAGAAAACCCAGCAGATAGAGTTGACCCTTTTACAGGACAACCTTACTCAGCACAGATGGAGGAATTAGGATTAGATGTTTTTCAAGAAAGATAATAAAATGGATATAGAGCTTTGCAAAGCTGAAATAAAGAGACACGAAGGCGAAGTGTTAGAAATTTATATGGATAGTTTAGGTTATAAAACTTTAGGAGTTGGACACCTTTGCCAACCTAACGACCCTGAATATAACTGGGAAGTTGGCACACCTGTCACACAAGAAGTTGTAGATATGTATTACGAGGATGACTTTGAAAAGCATTACAAGGAAGCTATACATGTCTTTGGTAGCGAGGAAGACTTTGAAAAGCTACCGGAAGTTATACAAAGAGTGTTAGTAAACATGTGTTTTAACCTAGGAGGTTCAAGACTTTCAAAGTTTCGTAACATGTTGAAAGCTTGTAGAGAACATGATTGGGCAAAGATGGCTGTTGAAATGGAAGATAGTCGTTGGTTTAAACAGGTAGGTAGAAGAAGTATTGAATTACAAAAAATGGTATTAGGAGCCTGAAATGAAGAACGTATTAAAGAACATAGTTGGAGCTGTTGCACCTACATTAGGTACTGCCTTGGGTGGACCAATGGGAGGAATGGCAGCAAACATGATAGCTGATGTATTGGGAGTACCTAATACACCTAAAGCTATAGAGAAAGCTGTAGCAGATGCGACACCTGAACAAATGCTAGAACTTAAAAAAGCTGAACAAGCTTTTGAAGTTCAAATGAAAGAGTTAGAAGTAGATGTGTTTAAGTTAGAAACACAAGATGCTCAAGATGCTAGAAAGAACTTTAGTAAAGATTGGACTGCACGTATTATGGGTATAGCTACTGTAGGTGGATTCTTAGGATATATATTCCTAGTTACTTTACAACCACCAGAGCAAAACTCTGAAGCTCTTATAAACTTAGTACTAGGTTATCTTGGTGGTTTAGCAAGTGCTGTTATATCATTTTACTTTGGAGCTTCTAACTCACAGAAAGACTAATGGAACAAGTAGTAGTCTTTATTCAAGAAGTTGGGTTTCCTATAGCAGCAGCAGTAGGTCTTGGTTGGTTTATATATAAGTTAGTCATACGTATTGTTGATGGTATGGAAGCAAAGCTAGATGCTGTTGATGAAAAAGTAGAAACACAGATAGCAGCTATAGAAGAAAGACTAGGTGTAAAGTTAGATACACAACATGGCATATTAGTTGCATTGATAGACAGAGTAAGAAGTCTTGATAATGAAATTATAAGACAAGACACTATGATTAAAACTATACTAGGAGTGCCACAGCTAATTGATACTGCTAAGATTTCAAAAGCTAAAAGAGACGATAAAAGAAAAGATTAAACTACAATGAAACTAGATGACATAGAAAATGTACATCCTATGAAGCAGATTACAGTTGCTTCTATAGTACAAGTATTAGTATTTGGATTTATGTTATTAATGTTTTGGATAAACGATAAAATATTATGAAATTAGTACCTACATTTAAAAGTGATAAAACCTCAAGAAACTGCAAATGGTGTATGTTTTTTTGGTCTATGTTAATTATGTTCTGGTCTGTTGGAAGTATTGCAGATGAGATAGTGTTTAAGTTTAAGAGTCCAAGTTTCAATGGTAATGGTACATCATCACATTATCTTACAATTCAGAATCAAGAGTTTAATCGTAAAGAAGCATTGAAAGCAGAGATAAAAGCTTTACAAGACCAAATAAAAAGAGACAAAGAAAATACAACACTTGCAAGATTTATAAGAAATTTAGAGTCTAGAATATACGCACAATTATCTAGACAGTTAGTAGAAAATTTATTTGGTGAGACTCCAAGTGATAGTGGTGTACTAGAATTAGAAGGCAACAGAATAGAATATAGTGTTGTCGATGGAATAATAACTTTGAATATAACGGACAGTGATGGGAATACAACGACTATATCTTTGCCTGTTGGTAATTTTTACTTCTAGTTGTGCTGTACTAAATCAGAATCAAGACTTAGCATTAACACAAAATATTAAAGCTAGTTCAACATTAGACTTACAATCAGAAGAATTAAAAAACTTACCAAGTGCAAAAGCAAAACCAACTATAGCTATATACCCTAATAGCTTTAGAGACTTAACAGGTCAACGTAGAAGTAATAGTTCGTTTGCTTTGTTTAGTACAGCTATTACACAAGCTCCTGAAGCATTTTTAATTAGAGCTTTTAAACATGCAGCAGGTGGTGAATTTTTTAGAGTAGTAGAACGTGTAGGTTTAGATGACTTAACAAAAGAAAGACAACTAATAAGAAGTACTCGTAAAGAATTTAAAGAAGATAACAAAATGAAACCTCTGCTATTTGCAGGGTTATTGGTTCAGGGAGGAGTTGTTAGCTACGAGGCTAACCTCAAATCTGGAGGTGCTGGTGCTAGATATCTAGGAATAGGTAATAGTAAACAGTACAGAGAAGATACAGTTACTATATCATTGCGATTAGTTTCTGTATCAACTGGAGAAGTGCTAATGGAAACTTTAGTTTCTAAAAGCATTATATCCACAAGTGTTTCTCAGGATGTGTTTCGTTTTATAGAAGCCGGTACTGAACTGGTAGAAATAGAAGGAGGAGTTGCTGAGAACGAGAGTGTTTCTATAGCTTTGCAAAAAGCAATAGAGACTGGAGTATTAAATATAATATATACAGGAATAGAGAGAGGCTATTGGGAATATGAAAACATTAAAATTGATGAGCCTAGTTGTGATGACGAGTGCATCGCTGCTGTACGGGGCTGATAACGAAATATTTGTTGACCAATCAGGTGCTACAGCTAACATAGATTTAGAGCAGTTAGGTTCAGGTAATATCATAGGTGGATTACAATCTGCTGCAGGAAGTATGAATGCATTAGATTTAGATGGTCTTAATCTTACTTTAGATATAAATCAAATAGGAAACACTAATAAATTCCTAGGAGATATTTATGGTGATTCTATAACAGGATTTTTTGAGTTTGATGGTGATAGTAATACATTTACTATACAATCAGACCCAACAAATACTTTTGGTATTGATAACTCTAATTATAATGTTGATGTTACTGGAGGTTCTAATACATTTACTTTAGACCACGGTACAACTGCATTAGCTGCAACATTAGATTTAGATTGGATTGTCAATGGTGACAGTAACACATTTGATTTTGATATAAACTATGATGGTGCTACTAACTATGTTGATGTAGACGGAGATGATAACACTGTAAACTTTACAGGTTCAGGATATGCAGGTGGATATTTTTATCTTGACCAAACAGGTGATAACAGAACTTTTAACATTCAACAACTGAGTACACAAGACAATGACTGGCTTAAAATTTTATCTAACGGTAATAATGGTACTGTTTGTGTCATTCAAAATGACCAAGGTACAAGCACAAGTTGCTAATATTGGAAACATAACAGAACTTAATGGAGCTGGTAGAGTAGTCAGGGATGACACTTACCAAGCTTCATTAGATTTTAACATAGAAAGTTACGATAATGTCCAAACTTCTAACGGGAGATTGGGCATTACTTTTTTAGATGACAGTCAAGTTAGACTTACTGAACATTCTGAATTAATAATAGATGAGTTTATATACGACCCCGACCCATCTAAATCTAAGATGGCTTTACAATTTGCCAGTGGTACTGCAAGATTTATCACTGGTAAGTTAGCTACAATAGATAAAGAAAATATACTAATACAAACTCCTAGTGCTACGATAGGTATTCGTGGTACAGATTTTACAGTTACTGTAGATGAGCTAGGTAGAAGTTTAGTTATATTATTACCAGACGATGACGGTCTTCCAAGTGGAGAGATAGTTGTCGCAACAGCTATGGGACAGGTAACACTTAACAAGCCTTACCAAGCTACAACAGTTTCAATGTACGAGACTGAACCAACAAAACCCGTTATCCTTGACTTGACAGTAGAGTTAATTGATAACATGTTAATAGTAAATAGACCAGAGGAGATAAAACAAGAAAATGAAGGACAAGATGGAAGTAATGTTTCTAGTATCCTTGATGTTGATTTCCTTGAGTTCGATGATTTAGAAGTAGATTATCTTGCAGAAGATGAGTTAGAGTTTACAGAACTAGATATCAATTATCTTGATGTAAACTTTCTTGAAGACTTGTTAGATATCATAGAAGATGTAAATGAGTTAGAACAGACTGAAACACTTTTAAAAACTGATATAGATTTAAAAGGAACACAAGTCGGATATGATGCTAATACTCAGATAAATACTTTTATGACTGATAACATCATAACCTTTTATAAAACTTTAGAAGATACCATACGTTTAGATTTAGACAAACAGAATGCTTATACTGTTATCTTAATTCAAAACGGTAAGAGTACACAGATAATAGTTAATGGTGGAGGAGACTCTACTATAAAAATTACACAGGATAATTAATATGAAGTGGTCATCTTTACTATTAGCTTTACTAACCCTACCATTACTATTCAATAGTGTCCCACTAGAAGTACTAAGACTCAAAACTTTTGATGCTCTTGTGCCTCAACAAAATCCTACCGGACATTTTACAATCCTGAACATTACTGAACAAGACCTAGACGATATGGGAGGATATCCTTTACCTCGTCAAAACTTAGCAAAGATTCACAACGATATAATAAATGCAGGTGCGTATGGCGTAGGCTGGGTTATGTTATTTCCACACAAAGATAGAATGGGTGGAGATATAGAGTTTGCTAAAGCCTTACAAAGTTCTGCAAGTGTTATCGCTATGCCAGAAATAAACAACAATAGTTATCCTGCTACACATGGTACAGTTATCAAAGGACCAATAGTATCATTACCAAAAGCTCAAGGATTTTTAGAGAACATAGATGTATTAAAACAGTCAGCTAGTCAAGGTGCTATATCTGCACCAGTAGATGTAGATAATTTAGTAAGGCGAATACCTTTACTACAACAAACAGATAATGGGTGGGTTGCTTCTTTTGGAACGGAAGTTTTAAAAATACTAGGAGGTGGTCGTACTTATCAGATTGTAACAAATCTGAATGGAATAGAACAGATTAGAGTGAGAGGTATTCCACCCGTTTCAACAGATAGTCTTGGACGTAAGTGGATTAGTTGGGTAGATACACCACAGATAACATTAGATGAACTTGACAAAGCTGAATCTACTTTTGTATTTGTAGGATTCACAGCCAAAGGAATATCACCACAAGTTGCAACACCAGTTGGGTTATTAGAACCACATAAAATTCAAGCAGCTCTATCAGAAAGTATGTTGATGGACACACCTTACATACCTGATTATAGGTTAGTAGTAGAACTATTATTATTAATAGTCTGTGGCTTCCTCACAGCTCTTCTAATAGTACGATTAGGTATCACATGGGGTATTGTATCAGTTGGTTCTTTGATGGTAGGAACAGGGTACTTTGGATATAGTGTCATACAAAATGACATACTTATAGATGTGACTTGGACTTTGATAAGTATGACACTTATTGCTACGTTACAATTCTATTTAAACTTTAGAACTCAATATAAACTTAGACAACAAATCAAGAAACAATTTGAACATTACCTTGACCC